CGAGTAACACCCTTGCGCCTCATCTCCTTAAAATCGTCATCAGTTGCATGGCCAATAACTTGACGCAACGTCTCAGCCTCTGGCAAGCCTAGGGCCTTAACAGCCTCACAATAGATCATTTTTAAGCCATACCATGCATAATGGTTTGAGTTGTACGTGCCGTAAGCATGGCCAATACAAGAAAGAATTATATCTAACTCCGTTCTAACTCTATTCTCCTTCCCCCACGCACACCTCGCAAAATATTCTCTAGACTCGCGAAAGGGGAGATAACGACACTGTCCCGTTCGTCTCATAGACGGAACAGGATTGTCGTCACTATCACGCCATGCATTTAGGACAAACTGATGGCGCAAAAAGGAGGCACCAACTCGCGAAAGCATACCCATTACAGTATCAGACAGGAAGGTTATTCCGTCTTTTATGCCACGAACTTCCACGTCAAAGTAGCGCTTCATAAAGCGGGCAAACGCATACCCACTAAAATATGGAGCTATTTTAGGGTCGCTGGTCTTATTCCAGAGATGATCGTCACCATAGACGATTAAGGCAACCATATCCACCAAAGCCTCCTCCAACATCTCCTTATCACAGTCCGGAGCAATCTTTACCTGGTAAACTCCAAACATAAAAAACCATAATGCCATTACCCATGAGTCAAGATGACTAGTATTTAATAAACCGCTAGGAACTCCTCCTGTTTGGATTCCCCATACGGAACCAAACAAATGCGTAAGCCTACACAAAACAGATCGAATGAGAAATTTAGTTATCCTAAGACGTATAGTGTACTCTGGTGTCCCTGGTTTGTCATAAACAAGCCCATGTGAAAAATAGAGATCAATAAATTCCTCCATTACGGACTAGTCGAAATTTTTTATGTCACCCTCCACGATTATCTTGAGCATTTCATTATTAAAGTTCACTCGCAACCTCTCGGCAAGCCTATCAGCCCCTCCCCGAGAATGACTGTGACCAATTTGAATTATTCTTCCTCTCTCAAGCCTAAACCTTACTCGCCCGACCAACCTCTCCATAAGGACAAAAATAGATGAGGGAATGACGTACAGGCGGAGCTTCTGCATGAGAAGGTCCCATTCAGGTATAGACATCTGCTTGATAAACTCAATGAAATTCTCGTTTTTTGGAACAGTATTCCACATAACAGAAAGATCCGGCGCATTAGGATCAAGAAGCCATGCAACCAAAGACCTAAGATCTGTGGGAAGAGTTTCATACTTCTTGGACGCAGAAACCTTGATATCACAATCGTCCAAATGTATAACGGGAGGGCGAACACGTCCTGGAGTGGTTTCAGGCTTATTAAGTCC